CTTTGAGTGCCTCTAGAGTTTTATCTATTTTTCTAGTACCACCAAACCTTTTAGCACCAGCTCTGATTGCATCAATAGCTACTTTATCTAATCCAGGAATTAGACCAATAACTTCTGCGCCACCCATTAACCCAACTTTATAGTAATCTGGGTTTTCTTTTTTAAGCTCTTCTCTAATGTCGTTTATTCCGAACACAGTTCCTGCAGGAGTAAACTCTATACCAACTTCAGCTGCCTTAACACTGGATGGTTTCTGTCTTCTGTATCTACCAGTAAGTGGGCTGGTAATCATATTCATAAAACTAGATAAACCGCCCTCGTTAAAAACACCATGTTGGTTAGGGCTTGTTAAATAGTCTAGGAAGTCTTTACCTTTTTCAATGTAAGGTTCTGCTCTTCTTTCTATTGGTCCTTTGGGTTCTGGTTCCTCTTGCATCGGGAACTCTTCTGGAAAACCTTTCTTTGCAGCTTCTGGATTAAACATCGTACTAGAACGCCACTTCGCATACTCAACTGCTTTCTCTTGGCTACTAAATACAGGAAGCTCTTCACCAGTAATAAAGTCAACAGGCCCACCCTTACTAAGTTTGTTCCTAACTTGAACTGTTCTTTTAAATACTTCTTCGTCAGAAAGTCTTTTACCTTGACCATCTATTGTAGGCAAAGTAGCCCAACCAGTACCCCAAGGAACAGTAGTTGTAACCTCAGAATAACTAGTGCCTTTTTTACCAGTAACCTCCCCAGTATGATCTACCCAAACTGGTCTACCTCTTACGGTAAGCCTTTTTGTTTTAGATCTTGGACGTATCTTGGGTCTAGGACTCTGCTCCATTTATTTTATCTCGCAATTTTAAAAGGCTACGAAGAGCACGTATTTCACCTTGAAGTCGGTAGACCTCATCAAGTTCTCTGGATTGCTCAAGAGCTACATGAGTAAAAGCAATCCTTGATGCTATTTCTTCTATGTAAGGTGTGTAAAACTCTGGGTTATTTACAAAAGGTTTTAATGTATTGTTCACGACTAGCTTCATTGCATTGTAGGTTCACCACCAGTATTGCCTGAGAAGCCCTGTTCTCCTGGCTGAGGTGCTGTTCCAGTTCCTATAGTACCACCCCCTGCACCACTCGTATCCTGTACTTGTGCGCCAGCAGGAGCGCCCTGTGCACCTTCTTGAGGTGGAGCACCCTCTGGACCAGGAACTCCTGGTTGTGGTTCAGGTGGATTTGCTTCTCGGAATTGTTTTAGTATTTCAGCTTGTATAGCTGCTTCTGACATATTGTTGCCAACCTTGTCTGGATCAAGATCCATAGACTTAGCAATCTCACGAACAATATAATCCATACGTGCAAACGGTGCAAGCGCTGGGTTGGATACGACCTGCATAAATTGCATCAAGCGTTGGCTACGTACTTCGTTGGCCATCAAGCTTTCTGTACCACGAGCTTTAACTTCAAGATCACCCTTAACTTCTTTATCGTAGTCAAACTGCATATTAAAGTTAAAGAATGCTTTACCTAGTGGAGCTAGTAAATAGTCGTCAATGTTTTTAACTACATTACGGATAGAGCCGTTGGCAGCAGACATGAGCATAGAAATACCAGAAGCAGTACGACCCACTCCCGATACGCCTGTCTGACCATGAGCGAAAGATGGGAAGCCAGTTGATTCATCTGCTAGTACCCTTGCCTTATCAAACATCTGCATGTTTTCATTTGATACGTTGGGGAACTTAGTGCCGAAGATGGCTTGACCAGGTGCCCCTCCCTGTCTCCGAAACACTTTGCCTGGATACACGGAGAGGTCTTGCCCTGGGACGAGGTTAGTCTCGTCTATCTCAATAAGCAAGTTGCCAGATAAGGCAGCGTTATCAACTGCCATACGCATAAAACCATTCATAAGTGTTTGGGTATCGTCCATATTTTCTGCAATACCAACACCAAAAATACTGTAAGGATTCATTTCATAAGGTGCAGCAAAGTACGGTATGTACGCTGGAGTAAACGGATTCATTACAAGTCGTAGTACTTGGCTATTACAGATCCATGCATTTACACTAACTTGCTCAGAGTCTTTTAACTCTTCTGGTATTTCTACACCTTGTTTTTCGATAATCTCTGTATCAACAAAACCCCAGAACTCTAGAACTTCAAAACGATCTGCGTGGTCTTGTTCGGTGTTGTCTTCCATGACATGTTCCCACCACTCTTTGTTATAGCTTTCGCCAAGAGATAGTGCATTGTCAATTGCATTCTCACGGAAGTACGGACGGTTCTTCAAAGAACGTAGTTGTGAGCGTGACATCTTGTGCCGTTCAACTACATACTCTGCTTCTTCCATTGTAGCTGCATCTGGGTCTGGATAAAAGTTCCAGATAGATACAGACGATGTTTGTGGAATTGTTTTAAATACTGGTGAGTATTCTCCCTCGTCATTCCAATTAGGGTATTCTTTATCTACTGCAAACGGACCCTTCATGATACCTGTACCAAACAGGGCAGACTCAAAAGCTGCAGCACGTAGGTGTTTCTTTGCGTGAGATTCTTCTAGCTGATCATGAATTTTCTTTTCCATTTTCTTTGCAGCAACTTCTGCAGGATATATGTGTACAGATGTTGGACTACCATTAATTCCAGGTTTTACATCGTCCATGACTGGAGCAAGTTTTGCTTTCATAGCACCAAGACGTTCTTGATATTCTTGGTATGTTTCGCCTGGAAGTAGTTCTTCCATTGTGTCTGGTTGTTCAGCTACAGCTTTACGTATCTCTGGGTTTGTTTCAAAGTTTACTACTTCCTCAATACCTTCGGGAAGTTTAGTAGGATCAATAGTAATTGGAAACTTATTGCCACCGAACAACACATCAGCAATTTGTCCATAAGCTGCTAGTACTTTCGTCTTAGTAACCTTAACAAATACTTGAGATCGTTCTGTAGAAGTAAATTGTACATCTGGTCCGTATATACCACGGTAGTTACGGTAAGCTTGAATCCAACGTTCTTCATCAAGTTGTCTTGCCGTTTCAGCTTTAGCATATTTTTCTTTTACAAACTGAACAATCTCACCAGCTTGTGGATCATGGTACAAATCTTTTTCTACATCTTCAATTGAAGAAGACGTTTCATCGTCCATCATCATTTCGTTTTCAAAGATTTCATCTTCTTCCATACTAGTTCCTTAATAACCAAACGTTGAATCTGACGCTTGAAAGCCAGATCTTTGGGTGCTGGCATCAAAATCAAATATGCTGCTACGTGGTCTAGTCATTATACCATAACGTAAAGCATCATACAAGTGATCTTCTGCTTTTGTGTCCACATCTTCTGGATTATTTTTATCCAGTGGTATGGACGGTAGTTGTGAGATTACATTAGTGCAGCTATTAAAAAATACTAGTCTGGGTTCTTCAGTAAATTCATCCACTTGTAATCTTCTATGTAATTCGTTTTTACCCGATACACGAGAACCTTTAGATCTGTCAGAGGGTCTCCAACGACAACCCTTCATAATCATTTGTTCAGCCAATGATGGGCCAGTATCACCACGATTATGCCATAAACTAGAATCGAGAACACCATACCGTATCTTCTCTTCACTCTCTATTTCAAGTATCATATCAGCTAAATCTGTTGCTGTAACCTTAGATACATAGAGTTCTCTATAGACTACCAGCTGTTCTGCTGGGGTTACTGCCATCCATACGACACCAGTATAAGATCCATATCCGTAGTCGCAAGCTCTAAACCTTACCCAACTTTTTGGAATGTCGTAAGGTTCTATTACGTGTATGTTACGGTTAAACTCAGGAAATGCTGCCCCCTCGTTTATATCCCAATCACCCTCTAGTAACTGTCTACGTTGATGTTCTGGAAGAGAAAGCAGGTTTGCTTCATACATCCCATCCTCAGCTAGGTAAGGATTATCGAATAGGGTAGCAGGTATGAACCTACGTTTAAATAGTGGCTCACCCTCTCTCGAATGTCCTTTCGGCCAAGAAATAATTTCACCGCTGTCTGTGTCTGTCGCCCAAAAATCTTCATTAGGTATACTAGGATCTATAAATGTTTTCTTTACCCATTGGTGGCCAGGACCACCTGGGTTACTTGTTGCCCTCATATACAAGGGTAGCCCACTAGCTTTGGTTGTACGAAGACGTGACCTCATATAGTTCCAAGGATAGGGTGTAGGCCATTGCGTTAATTCGTCAAAACCAATCCAGTTAAATGCTTGTCCTTGATAGCGCATGACATCATCATCACGATCAAGGTAAGACATCCAGAGTGTAGCTCCACTAGGGGCTACCCAAGTTTTATCTCGTTCCATAAACTTGATACCAGGAATTGCTTTGGGATATAACTGTTTAGAAACAGAGATAAGCTCTCTAAGCTCTTCAGTGCTTCTACGTACAAGCAACATTCGAGCATTTGGATTGTTCAGGTATCTAACAGGATCGGCAATCATTGCGTATGACTTACCGCCACCTGCAGATCCTCCGTATAAGACCTCCTGTTCTGTTGATGCTAGGAAATCTGTCTGTGGACCAGGGTTAGGTTCAAAGATTATTTCTCTTTGTACCTGCTCTACTTCAACTGGCTCGGGCTTCGGAGTTGCTGGTGTCAACTCTACTTCTTGCACCGAGTCTTTGGGCTTCGAGCTTTTCCGCCTTTTCTGCTGCCTCTTTGTACCTTTCGGCATAGAAACGTTGGACTGAAGCTTCTTTCTTACGCTTGTGCTCAAGTTTAACTCTCTTATATAAACCTACGTGGGAAAGGTATCTACCAGAAGTTTCACTTAACCAAGCAGCTACTTCTCTATAGCTATACTGCTTTAAATGTTTTTTAGCCTGTTCAAAAAGCTCTAGCTCTTCTGGAATTGGTTGTAGTATATCACAATCATCGGGGTCTTGTCTATAACCAAATGGCACAAACCTTCCGATTCTTACTATCGGTTTCCACTCCCATTCACCATCTTCTTTTTGAGGTTTAGGTAATTTCCAAGTCTTAGTTTTCATCTGCTTTCGGAGGCAAAATAAACAAAGGACTGTCTGCTTTAACTTCGACTTTTTCTGTTTTTACAAAGCCAGCTCTGTCAAGGAAGTCCTTAGCTGCTGCCATCTTCTCTTTATTGCCCAAGTCGGTAGGGGATCTCATTACTTGCATCATAGACCAAACAGCTTGAGGCCCACGAGTTGATATAAAATCACGAGTGCGTTCAGCTATCTCTTCTTTAAGAGGAGCCATAACAACAGTCGTAGATGTACCGTCAGCATACCCTGCCATCTTTAATGCAGCGACAGGGTTGCCTTCGGCTTCGTTAAACAATGCATCTAAAAATGCTTGTTGCTTTTCAGTGAGGTTTCTCGCCATATACTTTTTCTTTTATCTGTGACCTTCCAATACCAAGGTCGTTCAGTTCTTTATCACTTAACATCTGCAGTATTCTGTAATCTGCACGTCTTTGTTGATTTTCTTGAACAGCTTTACCTAAAGCTTTTAACCATCTTTTCATTGCACTACTCCTTTTTGTTTGTGCAGGAGTAGTTATATATATTTAGTTATAACATACTATTGTTAATATTGCAACCCCGTTATGTCCTATTTGGATTATAGAACTCCCTTACTGAGATAGTAACATCAAAAGTACCACCATCTTTTGAACAAACAATCTTATCACTTGCATGAAGATAGAAACGATTAGATGTAATTAAATGATAACTATCATTACCAGCTACAGAATGAGCTTTAGCTAGTTGGTGATAGGTGGTATCATCATTGTGATAAAACTCAATAGTAATTTTTTGACTAGATGTACCACCATTAGATGCAGCAAGATATTCAATTACTGCATCATGGTTAGCTGGACAAGTATACAAAACATCAGCGCTTGCACCTGCAGAAGTAGAGGAAACAGTAACACTTTCTGAAACTGTTTTGTATGCTATGTCTACCATTTACTTTTCGCCTTTTTCTGTAACAAACTCGTACAGTTTTTCTGCCTGAGCTTTTACTTCATCTGGTGTGTACATCTTTGGTACATAACGTTGCCAAGCCTCTAACGCTTGTTCTGCATTATCTTTATACTGTTCCATAATGCTGTAAGCTAGTTGCATTTGTGTATCATAACTTTTATCCATCATTTCTTTTGCCATAGATAAAATGTCAGTACGGATTTGATATGGATTACTCATGTGTGTGTCTCCTGTGTATTGTTACTTTTTATAAAGTTGTGTTTGGGAAAAGTCTTTAATTGCTTGCCCCATATTAAAGCCACCATTTTTTCTTTCATACTTGCTTTGATTGTTTTTAAACCAAGCATTAAATCTAGATGACTGACTTTTATTTTTAGGTGCTACTTTAGCTGGAGCTGCGTCGATAGCTTTTTTAACCATTCTGTTCAGCTCTGTAGTACTCATAGGTTTTTTGTTTGCTCTATCTACTTCTATCTTTTCGTCAAGTGTCATTACACCACGACGAGTTGGACCCTGAGCTTTGCCAGGTGTTTTCTTTGGGCGAGCTTTTGGTCTAGGTGAAGTAGTTGGTGCTTTCTTAAGATCTTCTGCATAAACAGCTGCCATTACTTTACCATCTTTATTGGTATAATAAAGTGACCCAGCTTTTTTAGCTGCAGCAATGCTTTTATATTTACCAGCATTCTTTTTAGCTTGGGTAGCAGTCATACCCTTTTCTTTTAGTTTATTGTTTAGGTATGTTCGTAATGATACAGCCATTGTATTATCCCTTACTTATACGTGTTCTTAGCAGTTTTTACGCCAGTATTCATTGTACCAGTAGATCTAACCATTCCACCTTGATTGTACATAGCTACCTTACCACCTTTAGCGTATGCTTTCTTCTTCATCATAGCACCACCTTTAGCGTAACCTTTTTTCTTAGCCATACCACCTTTATTCATAAAGCCCATTTTATTACGAACATCTTTAGGTAATGATGCAGCACCTTTGTTTGGAGCTGGTTTTAATCCACCTTTGGCGTAACCTTTTTTCATCATGCCGCCTTTAGCATAACCTTTCTTTTTCATTTTCATTGTTCTTCCTCACTGTATAAATTATTGAAAACTCTTTGTGTATTCCACACGTAGTCTACATCTTCTTTTGAATTGTACATATGCTGGTTTGGTTTAAAGTCTGGAGCACCTTCTCCTGTTTCAAACCAAGCTGGGTGAGTTACCCTCACTCTGTTATTGGGTAATGCAACAATGTTACCTGTGTATTCTCCAGCGTCTAGCAACTCCAGTACGTGAGACTGTTTGTGTTGTGCTGGGTCGTCTGCAACTTCACTGTCTGTATAATCTACAGTAAA